AATGTTACGTCTAAATTACAACTAGATCCTGCATCATTTGATACTAATATAGATTTAACCACAGTTGTTGTTGCAGTTGGCACTGTATACAATGTTGTAAGATCAGTTGTTGTTAAATCTACTTTTTTATTTTTAAAACTATTAGCCATTAATTTAAAAAGAAGTTAAACGCTTCTACCTCCTCTTTTATTTCTTCTTGAAATGTAGTATTTAATTTTTCTACAATCGCATCAAGATCTCTAACCTGTGATTCAGCTACAGTTAAATCATATTGTTCACTAGCTCTTGTTAATACTATTCCTATTTTTGCCATTATCTACGTCCATCTGGTTGTGTATCTAATCTAAAAGTTCCTAACTTCCAGTTTTGACTAGTTGATGTGTTTTCTATTTTTAATGCTATAGCTCTTGCTCTAGCACGTGTATCTACTTTTTGAGTAGAAGTTGTAATATCAAATGGACCTAGTGATGAGCTTGATGCTGTATCATTTGGAAAATTTCTTAAATTTAATGTGACTCTAGTTGTTCCTGTTTGTGATATAAAGTCAGGTATAAATCTTCTTATCTTCATTATAAACTCACCATCTCCTCTAAATGTTGCGACACCAGTCTGTTGCCCCTGTGCAGTTCTTTGAGCTGTAATATCAAAATCTCCAGATGTAATACTTGCAGTAATTGCAGTAATATTTCCATTTCTATTTTGATCTGTTCCTGTCTCATGTTCATAGTAACTTGTTCTACCCTCTGTATTTCCAATCACATCAAAAGATGTATCGGTAGATGCATCGTATTCTAAAGCATGTGGTTTACCAAATACAGCAGAGTCTCTCCACATTGTTCTTGCTAAACTACCAACTGTCCACACTGGTCTCTGTGGTGATGAATCAAAATAATTATAACACACCATTCTATTTACCACTGAGGAGTTAGACTCTGGATAAAACCACATGACCTCACCGAATAGATTATTTAATCCAGCAGATACCATTTGATTACCTGAATCTAAGTTTATATTATCATAAACAAAATCCTCTACTAAACATGGTAAAGATTCTAATTTACCAGCGTATCTAAAAAAACCATTCTCTGACATCCAGTATGCAGCACCATCTACTTCTACACATGCATTTTGTCCGACGAGTCCACAGTTGGTTCCAACCTGTGCGAATGCAAACGTAAAAGGTTGACCAACAAAACGCTGTGTAAATAGTGCGGTATCAGTCCATACATATAAAGCATCTCTACCTCTGATTGCTCCTCTGATCTGTGATCCGTCGGCTAGTCTCTGTGTACCAGCTGTATTGGTTGCTGTAGGTGTATATGTATTTATATCTTCTTGGTCAGAAAATCTAATAAACATATCATCTTGTGTTGATATATCTCCAATAGTTGTTTCTGTTCCAAAAAATACTAAGTGACGATCTGGAGTTGATACAACCATATGTCTTGATGCTGTGGGTGCACCAGTTATAATTGTAGCTCTTGTTTCAGTAGCATTCGTTAAACTAGAGTCCCAAGAAAATACTGCACTATCGTGTATTAAACAAATTGCTTTGTCACCAAAATTATCTATAGACCACATGCCTGGTTCCAATACTAAGTCACCTGATGCTGCCTCACCCCATGCAATAAAATCCGTAGAAAAAGTTACGGTTGCACCATTACTGTGAGACGCTGCTGTTGTTCCAGCTACACCTCTTGTTACACCCGTTAAAGTGTTTCCAGTTATACCAGTGTAAGAAATTTCTTCACTACCTATAATTATAAAATTAGTTCCAGAGCTAGAAAACTGAGAGGCATCTGTTAAAACTATAGTGGTCGTAGATGCATCTATAGCGCCATTTAAAGTTGTTGTTAAAGCAGATGTATCTTCACCACCCCAAGATCCTAAACCCCAACCAAAACCTCTTGCTTGCACTGCTGGTCCTACAGGGTAGTAGTGTTGCACTCTAATGCCACCTGATGTTGTTGCACCAGATCCTGACTCATTTGATGGCATTGTAATCGTAATAGTTGTTGCATTTGGAACAGATGTCACCATAAATTTTTTATCATCAAAATCAGAGGAACTAAAATTTGAATTAGTGATAGTAGAAAAATTATCTAATAATACTATATCTTGAGCATTTATATTATGAGATGTGCTGAAAGTTATTGTAACAGTTGGTGATCCGTTAGTCGTGGTAAATGCACTTGTTAATGTCGTTGTAGATTTAATTGGATGTATGTCATAAAACACTCCTCCAGAGAAAGCATATAATATTCTGTTAGTGCCTATGATAGAGTATTTTCTAGATAAACTATTTATAAATTGATGCAGTCCTCTACCTGCACCTGTTAATTCGTTAGACCCTGTCCCACCTAGTTGATTCCAGCCACCTATTTTTTCAGGTGTGCCATATCTAAATCTTACGTTATCACAATCTATCCACTGGCCCTCTGCTCCTGTGGGTGTGATCTGTTTGTTTATACCTGGTTGAAATCCTATTTTTTGAAGCATATATTTATCCTAAAGTATAGTATCTATATAGCATAATTAAAGATTTTTAAATACCTTGTTTTAAACTGATCTCATTGTTGGAATTGGGTATTTTATTGTTTTATCCTGAAGATCTATATCATTTATAAAAGAAATTAAGGTAAGTCGTTCATGATCTTTATTCATAGGATTAGAAGCATGATAAGTATTACCGTCAAATATTATTAATCTATTATAAATACCCTCAACACTAAAAGTTTTATTATAGCGTTCGTTATTTTTATCTTTAGCTTTTTTTATTGTATCTATTTTTTCATTAGATATTTTTTTATTTTCATTTTTAAAATAATCATATCTTATATTGGATGCATTATATGAACTACTTTTAAAATTTTTAGCAGAAAAAATAGAGGTCCCTGCTGTATTATTTTTGTTTAAATATATTATAGCAGTAAATCTATAAGCATCATCTTTATGAACCCAATTATCATGTTCTAATTTATGTATTTTTTGAAAGTATGTATCAGCATTAAATTTTATATTGCTAATATCATTTGGATAAAAAACAGAACATATTTTTAAATTTACCCAATTAAAAAAATCATAGTCTACTTTATGTAATATTTTTGATCTTTTTCCAGGACATGTGGTCTCGTTAAAATATTCTAATTTTTGAGAAAAATTTACTACTTCTTCAGGATTATCAAAAAAATTATCTACACAAACAAAGTTAGGAAATAACATTTATTTTTCATAGTTATCAGGATGATCATGTTCTATAAGGTGACCATGTTCTTCAGCCCCACCATATTTCATTATTGCCTTATTAATGACACCTGCTAAAACAGTTGAGAATTCATAACAAGATCTTCTATTTAAAAGATAATGACCTCTTCTTAAAATAATTAAAATTATTTCTTTCCAAGAAAATTTTATTTTTAAATGTTCTTCTGTAAATTTAAATTGCATTTTATGACGATAAAAACCAAGATGTTAATATATATTTATCCTCTTGTAAAGGAGGGTTGCCTCTATGAGCATAAGGAAAATCAGCTGGAAAAATACACACACGACCCTTTTTTGCTTTTATTCTTTGTTTTTGATATAAAAATTCTGTCTCTCCTCCTTCTTTAATATCATTTAAATACATTGTCCAAACCAAAGCTCTTTTACAAGAAAAGTCTTCATGATTTCTTTCTACGTGCCACACGTGATAACCTCCTGCCGGTCTTGTTTTTTGAATTTTAATATTTGTAAAATGTAAATCTTTCATAGATGTAATATTAATCATATCTGTTTTTTCAATATAAATTCCTAACATTTCTCGTAAAATACTACATACCTCGTCTAACTCATTAAACCAATTATTAGTTCTATTAAAAGTTATTGCCTCATCTTTTTTTGATGCCGCTCCAGAGCCATCGCTTTTTATTCTATCATAAGCTAGTGTATCTTTGTTTTTTTTAAATATTTCTATAAATGCATCACATAATTTTGGATCTACAAAATTATCATACATTGCTATGGAGTCTTTTAATTTTACGTATCTTGTATTTTCTTTATCGTTTTTCATTTTACATCTCTGGATTATATTTTACTGACCCACGTATCGGTTTATGTATCATGTCATAAACATGATCTTTATTTGGCCCAACCTTGTCAACGTAATGAAAAAAAGTTTGAATATGGTAGTCTCCTGTAAATGGTTCTCTCCAATGTTCATCTTCACATCCTAAATAAATTACAGCATCTCCTCTTTCCATTTCAATTGGTTTCCCGTTTACATATAAAGGCCATTTAGTGCCATCACTATCCCACATAGCGGAAATAGATATTTCACAAGATGGTCTATCTCTATGTTTTTTTAATTGTGCATTATGAGTATAAAATCTTGTATAAGCGTATGTTGGAAAAAGTTTTAAACCTGTTTCTTTTTCCATCAATTCTTTCTTTTTCATTAAAAGAACATCACCAAAACAATCATCTGTAAAAACAGAATCATTATTAATACCCTGAAAAGGATCAAACTTAGAATCATTTCTTTTATGCATTAAATGATAATAGTGTGTTCCTATTTTTAATTCTTCTTTTGTAAAAAAATTTTTTATTAATTTATATCTAAAATCTTTTCTTATGATGCCCATGCTACTATTGAAAACCTTGTTCCTTTCTTAATTGTTTTAACCGTATGTGGATATAAAAAACAACTAGGCCAAATTATTAATCTAGCTGATTGCACTTCTACTCTCACAGTTACTTTACCTGTTTTAGGATTTAAAAACTCTAACTCACCCCCCTCATAGTCATCATTTAATAAAAGAATCGCAGATAATATTCTAGGGTTTGCATCAAAATGATCTACATGTGGTGTATATAAACCACCTTCTTCATATTTTAAAACATCTAAAGTATTTATAGCATTCATACATGTGCCCCATTTAGGAGCATGTTTTTTAGAATACAAATCAAAATAACTTTTAAAACCAGCTCCCAGATAATTACACCAATGTATTTTAGTTTTAGAACCGCAATCCCAGTCGGTTAAACTAAACCCTTTTACATTTCTAACACTTTTATCAACTGTATTATCCTTACCAATTCCAGAATCTACAAATTTTTGCATATTTGCAAATTTAACAAAAGAACCAATTGATTCTAATGACATAACATTATCGTATATTTCAATATAACTTTCTAAATTCATATATTAAATATATATTATATTTTAAAAAAGTAAACTAATAATACAATTCTAAAGGAAATATCTGAGGACAACCGGGAAGGTTGTAAATATATTCGTGTATTTCTTGACCTTCAGCAAAAGAAGTAACTGAAGTTTTATCTATTCCCTCTAAGAATGCTACCATGTTTTTTACTTCGGTATCATTATCATAATGATGAGCTGCATAAAATTTAAACTCTTCTACTAACAAATCTCTTACATCAGACAATGCTTGCTGTGCTCTCTCTGTGTCTTCTATTGCTTCATGGTCTTTATCTTCATAACTAATATTATCACCGTTTAATGTTGGCACAGTTTTTTTACAACCAATATTTTTATAAGTAGCATCATCAACTTCTCTTGCAACGATGTTTGGTGATCCCATCCACTTATCTCTTTTAGTTTCATCAGGGGCCATTCTATAAAATCTGTCGTTTTGAAAAAGTATATATTTTGCCATTTTAATTATTATGCGTTATCAAAAATTACTAATGCACCCTTTCCACCACTTCTTGGAGCGTGTTGATTACCAATTTGTGCATTGGTTGCATTTCCTCCAGGGCCTCCAAGTCCATAATCAGCAGAGAAAAAAATACGTTGTGAATGCAAACCATGATCTTGCGGTTCACCTATTCCAAATCGAGTGTTAGTAGATCCCTGAGGTGCAGGGGCGATTGTACGAGTTGGTGCAAGAACAAAACTATTAGCTTGCGCACCATTCGGTGTAGGTCCAGAATGTACAAATGTTCCAGAACCAATAGTTCCTGGAGTTCCTGGATTTCCACTTTGGTTTAGAGGTGCTTTGTTTCCACCGTTTCCACCGTTTAAAGAAAATAAAGTAGCTATACTAGTTGTGCCTCCAGCACTGCCTGGATTCGCTCTATTATCGTGTTGCCTTCCGCCAGCACTACCACCACCGCCTACAGCGTATGGCTGTGAGAAAGGAGGTGTAATATCTGAAGTAAATAATCCTACTACTCCAAAACCTCCACCGCCACCTCTAATAGCTTGTGGTCCTTGTTGTTGAGGGCCTCCGCCTCCACCGCCTCCTCCCGAGGCAGCATAAGCCATCATTTGATTTCCATTTGATGTATAAGTTCCACTAGCTGGTCCGAAAGCAGCTAATTTTGGTGTCATGACTGCTCCACCTGATCCAGATTCACCAGCTATAACTCTTCCTGATGAGTCTACGGTCACAGTCGCTGAGTTGAAAGTTCCTTTTGCTGATTTTATAATTCTTGGCATTATTTTCTTTCCTCCTTAAAATTTATTAATCAACCATCTCTACATAAGAAACGTGAAAAGCTAAATCGTTTGCAGCACCAGCTGTAACAGCGATTATATCTGTTTCATCTAAATAGATAGGTCTTGCAATTAAATCTAAAGTTGAATCTGCAGGCACAGAGATTGTGCTTGCGATTGCAAAATAAGTTGAACCATTGTCATTACTAATCTCTACTGTTGCATCAACAGCGTTAGTTCCATCAATGTTTGCTAATAATATCGAATCAATTCTTACTGCAGTTTCTGCAGGGACATCAATCATAGTAGTTCTATTTGTATCAGATAAACTACCCATAGCATTTTTAGGTGTGATCGTTGCTATATTTACAAGATTCGGTGTTGCCATTTTTTATTCTCCTTCTAGATTAATATCCGAAAACCATGGAAAAGACAATACCTTTTCCATCAGTAGTTATTGTTTGTGTTGAGCTTGTTCCAGTAGCATTTGTTACTTTTGCCCTACCAGAGCCATCTGGAGCTATCGTTATATCCCCATTTGAATTATCAGTAATAGTGACGCTTCCAGAATTTGTGCCCTCATTAGTGTTTAAAATTAAATCAGCTGCACCACCTGTTGTTACTGTAAGTGCACCTGCACCATTTGAAACTATTTTAGCTGCTGCTCCAGCATCTCCAACTTGAACTGTGTCTGCGCTTAAAACTACATCTCCTGTGCCATTTGGCACTAAAGAAATATCTGCATTAGATGTAGATATTAATGTATTTCCATTAACATCTAGATTACCACCTAGTTGTGGTGAGGTATCATCAACAACATCTCCACCAAATTCTACTGCAGTTATGTTTGGATTTGTCCCATCATCCGCTCTTGCAAAAGCTAATATAGTTTTACCATTTGCTATTGTTGCAGAACTACCTGATCCAGATGCATATTTAAATACAACATTTTGAGATCCTGATGTTGAATTTTTTAACAAATAAAGTTGTTGTACGTCTAAAGGTATCGTAACATTTCTTGATGCTGATATTGTTCCTGTAAATTCTATAACTCTGTGTGCAAGAGTTGCACCAGTCGCTCCATCAGACACTGAAAGAGTTGTATCTCCAGAATCAGATACTGCTTGTTGTGTAAATCCACCCGCTAATTGTTCTACTAATTGTAAATTTGTATTAGTTTTTGTTCCCCATGTACCGGCATTTTCACCGGTTGCTTGAAGTTCTATACCCAAAGGGCTAAATGTTGATGCCATATTTTATCTCCTATGCAGCGTCACTATAACTTGTATTTGATCCAGTTGCAACATCTGTATACGAAGAATTTGAACCTGTGTCAACGTCTGAATATCCTTGAATTCCAAAACCTGTCGCAGATCCAAAAGTAGCAACAGAGGCTGTAACAGATTGACCTGTTAATCCCATAACAACTGGTGGACTTAAAGATCCAATAGAAGAGGTTGCTGAAACTCCTGTTAATCCCATCACATCAGCAGGAGATATTGATCCAACACTTGAGGTTATCGAAAAACCAGTTACTTCTATTAAAGGATTTGATGTTATAACTACATCACCAAGAGAAGATGTTGCAGAAACACCAGTAACTCCCATTACATCTGCTGGAGATATTGATCCAACCGAAGAGGTAGTAGCTCGTCCAGTTACACCTATTACATCTGCTGGAGATAATGAACCGACTGATGAAGTTGCAGAAATCCCTGTTAATGTAAGTGAAACATCACCAATTATAGTAGGTGTTCCAACACTTGATGTTGCAGAAACTCCAGTGACTCCCATAACATCAGCGGGAGATATTGATCCAACCGATGTTGTCGCCGATTGACCATCAAGTAATACAGTTCCTTGAATACCCCAAGAGTTAGCATTCCAAGGTTGTCTACCCCAACCTGAATTTATTTCTGCTGAAACAGTTACAGAACCAATTGCTGTTGTTGCAACACCTGCTGTTGTAACTTCTACATCTAAACTACTTTCACCCCAGTTTTCAAAACCCCAACTATCAGAACCCCAACCTTGTTCAGGGAAAGATTTTACTGCTCCAACTGAAGTAGATGCAGATACACCAGTTAATTGAACAGTTAATTGATTAGACTGCCATGAGTTTTCATTCCACGCTACTCGAGGATCATCTCCACCCCAGATTGATGTCTCTGACATAAGGAGTCCCTCCTTATGCTATCCTAATAATAGCGTTAGATGCGTCTGCCGCTGGGAATTGTATTGTAAAAGTTCCGCTTGTTACAGTTTTATCACTTCCAAAAGCTATAACGGCAACAGCTTTGTCAGATTGAGAAGAATTATAAATTAATGCACCATTAGCTGTAAAAGATGCTGATGTAAAACTAACATCAGAAAAATCACATACTGCAGTTGAAGAATCTAATGTCGGTGTAACACTTGTTAATGTTGCACCACCCGCAGAGTATGCGGACCCAGATGTATTTGAAATTTCGTTTGATGTTGAATAAGCAGTTGTGCCAGCGCCTAAAGATGCAGAGCTAGTAAATAATGCTATTTTAAAAGTATGCCCACTAGAAGCAGTAAAGTTGTGTGTTC